ATGGCAGGCAAACTGACCGACGATAAAGCAATGAGCGCATCGCGCTTACCCGGCCTCATGGGCTTCAGCAAATACAGCACCCCCAATGATGAGCTGCAGTTCAGCATCAATGCCATTGATGGCAAAGAGCGCCCCGACATTGGCAACGAAGCCATGGGCTGGGGCAATACATTGGAGCCAGTGATCCTGATCGAATCAGCCAAGCGCTTGGGGATCACCGACTTTGATACCCAGATTGGGCAGGCCTACACCCATGAGTCCATCCCCTTGTCATGCAGCTTGGATGGCATTGGCTTTGGGCTTGGCCAAGAGATCTTCACCGACCCCGACAAGGGTCTGTATGTGGTTGGCCAAGACTCAATCATTCTCAACGGGCCCGGTGTGCTGGAAGCCAAGCTCACCAAGATGATGCCCGAAGATGTGCCCCACCTTGCCCGTGGCCCCATCCAGCTGCAAGGCCAGATGCTGATCACCGGCCACAGGTGGGGCGCGGTCTGCGTGCTCTACCAAGGCATTGAGCTGCGCGTGTTCCTGTTTGCACCGCACCACGAAACCCAAAAGGAGATCATCAAATCTGTGCTGGCCTTTGACCACAAGCTGAAAACCTACCGCGAGTCTGGCGCCATAGACTGGTACCCACCTGAGACCAGCAAGGAGATGGATCGCATCTACCCTACAGCAGCAACCAAAGAAGAGATTGATCTTCCACCCAACATAGGTGATTTGGCCAAGGGGATCCTTGAAAACAAGGCAGCCATCAGGGCAGCCGAGGCCAGTATTGATGATGCCGAGAAGTTAATTAAGGAGCAGCTTGGCCAAGCTGAGCGTGGTCGAGCTGGCCAGTACGTCATCAGCTGGCCCATGCGCAACTACAAGGCGGCAGCCGAGCGCTTGGTGCCAGCCAAGGAAGCCTACTCTGTGCGCCAGTCCACGCTGAGCATTAAGGAGCAGTCGTGAATCTACCCGACACTCCAGCCATCTTGCGTGCATATGAGAAAGCCGTTTTGGCGCTGCTTGATGTGATCGACAAGGAAGATCTGACCGAAGAGGATGCCGAGGCTTTCGTTAACGCGATGGTCGATCTGATCTTCACCACCATGCAAACCTACTTAACTGAGAGAGAACCAAATGGAACTAACAACCACTAACAGGGGCTTTGCGCCAGCCACCCTCACCGAGGCCATCCAATTCAGCGACATGCTGGCCAGCTCCAGCATGGTGCCCAAGGCCTACCAAGGCAAGCCCCAAGACATCCTGGTCTGCGTGCAGTGGGGCTATGAGATGGGACTGGCACCCATGCAGGCGCTCCAAAACATCGCGGTAATCAATGGCAAGCCATCGGTCTACGGCGATGCCATGATGGCCTTGGTGCAGGCCAGTGCTGTTTGCGAGGATGTCGAGGAATACTTTGAGAACGAAGGCACACCCAACCCGGTGGCCGTCTGCATTGCCAAGCGAAAAAATCGCAAGCCGGTTGTTGCCAAGTTCAGCGTCGAGGATGCCAAGCGAGCTGGACTGTGGGCCAAGCAAGGGCCATGGTCGGCATACCCCAAGCGCATGATGCAAATGAGAGCTCGCGGGTTTGCGCTGCGGGATGCGTTCCCCGATGTGCTCAAGGGCTTGATCAGCGCCGAAGAGGCAGCTGACTTCCCTGATGAGGCCAAGCCCCAGCCCGTGGCCAAGCCAGCCAACCCGCTGGACATGGTGGCCAAGCCGGAGCCCGTGGCCATACCGGCAATGACCAGCAATCCAGTCATCATTGAGGCCGCGTTTGCCGACACGGTTGAGCCAGAGCCAGTGGTGGTGCAGCCGGTGGCCGAGGTGGTGCAGCCTGTTGTCCAGCAGGATGGTGTGCAGCCGATTGGCTACGCTCTCATGGTCCCCGGCAAGGAAGATCCTTATTCAGTTCACAACAGCTTGGATGAGTGGCAAGATGCCTACGAAGATCTGGCCGACAAGACAGCGAGAGCTGGCAAGAGGCCAGCCCGTGAGCGCATGACCGCGTTAAAGGAGCTGCGTGAGATGAATGCAGACACCATCCAGCAAGTGGACAGTGTCTTGCGCATCCGGCACACAGCCAACTACACCAAGCGCATTAAAGCACTTGGTGCAGCGCAGGTTTAAGCTACCAAGCCCGGCAGGTAAGTTGTCTTGCCTGCCACCTTGGTGGCCGTCAGCTCTTGCTTCTTGAGGTTGGCTGGGTCGTATGAAACATGGACCCAGCCGCTGTCTGGAATGCCGGGTGTGTAGAACTCAAGGATGAGCTGGGTGTATTCAAGGTTGTCCATGATCCACTGCGCCAGCTCTGCATTGGCCACGCCGGGTATCTCAATGTCGGCAGCCATGCCTTTGCAGTGGTCGCTGGTCTTGCTGCCACCAACAGCGGCATTGGACTCAGGGCTTCGGTATCCAGAGTTCACCTTCACGCCCTTGCCGTAGTGATCGCGCACCGGCTGCAGCACCTTCTCGCACAGCAGGCGAAGGGCTTCAGTCTCGGCTTCACCGGGCGTGTTGTCAAAGCCCATGCGCAGGGCTGTCTCTGACTTGGTCAGTTCATGCAATGAGAAGTTAGCTGTCAGTTGTGTCATGGTTTACTCCTTAAGGTTTGGTAGACGGCGTTGTAGGCATCGATGCAGGCGTTGAGCTGTCGGGTGTTGGCATCTCCTTGGTCGGTGATGGCGACAAGAGATTGAGCAGTCGTTGCGTCAAGTTCGGCTCCTGCTTGAACGCTATCTCCGGCGGCAGGGGCGGGATCTCCGGCGGTTTGTACGGGGCAGACGGGGGTTTTGACAGGAAGCCGCAGCTTGAGATTACCAGAGGCAATAGCAGCATCACGCTCCTTTGCAGCAATTTTTGCATCGTAATTAGCCTTTTGAAGTTTTGTTGCTTGGGTGGTCACAGCAGAAATCAGAACCTGTTCTTTGGCCCTTGCTTGGGCATTGAGTTCGGCAATCTCTAGTTGCTGTCTTGTGACCTCATCATGCTGGCCCTTGTAGTACCCGCTGCCGGCAGCAGACAGCACCGCCATGACGATGCCGAGTATCACCCAAGGATTAAACAAGCTCATGGTGCTGGTGGCTCGTTGTCGTTGGCTTCAGCCTTGGCAGTAGCATTGGCTATTGCTTTGACACCAGAGCGTCCAGCTACACCACCAAGCACACCAGTGATGAAGACCATGATGGTGCTGATCTGCTGGGTGTACACCTTATCGATGGCCGCCATTGCGCCATTCATAGGCTGGGTGACAAACGAAACTGAGTACAGAAACATCCCCATGGATGCCAGCAGAATGGTCACCAAGACCACGATTACAAATGCCCATACCCTGACCTCAATTTCGTCAGCGTTAAGGCGATTATTTGGTTTGTATCCAACTGTTGGCATCACTTCTTCTCCTCTGGTTTAACAAGCATCTCTGGACAAGTTCCTGCTGCTGTACAAATTGGCGGCTTGCATTCAGCATTAGACCAATTGAGTGGGTCTTGGCATGGATACCTATAGCGGTCTTCGCAGCCAGTCAGTACCACCAGCAAGACCGACAGAATCCAAATCTCATACACGTTCATTTGTCTTTCTCCTTTCGTTGTTGCTGTTCAATCTGTCTTCTTAACTTTTCAACTTTCTCAAGCTGCTGCTTAACATCATGTTTGGCATCCAAGATATCTAGGTACAGCATGGCCCCCATCGGAAGTAGGAGGCCAATCAATACACAAGCAGCTATCCATCCCACTATGTCTTCCTTAACTGACTGACGAACAGGAGCCACAGCCACAGGTACAGGAGGAATATAGTAGTCGCTACTAGGTACGCTAGTTTTAGCTGCAAGTTTCTTTCCTCTTCCTTGCGTTGCCATAGTTCCTGCCTCTTCTTTGCCTCTTCCTTTAACCTTGCTTGCGTCTGCTCCTCTTCAATCTTGTCCTTCATGCTGAAAACTTCGCTATACAGAGCGCCCATTTCGGGAGGTGATTGGTAGACCATGCACTCTCTGATCTGTACCACCAAGTTGTCCATCTCTTGCTGGGCCATCACTCGCTTGAGCGCAGCCTCCATCAAATTCTGATCAGGGTCGTAGACTGATTTGCTTTTTTCTTCCTCTTCCCTGATGTGTGCTGCTAGTTGTTCTTGGAGCTTGAAGAATTGTGTGAGGTTAGAAACAATGTCAACCTTGACTTGAGTCTCGTCAACAGCGACATAGTCTGACTTCTTAGATTTGCCAGCAGGCTTTGCAACTTGGGGCTTTGGCTTGCTACCAAAGAACGCAAGTAGCTGGCCCCAGAATCCATGTACCTCTTTGCCAATGGCAACAACTTCATCAGCAGTTCTCTTGATCTCAACAAAAGATTCTTTAGCCTGCTTGTACAGCTCGCACCCAGCTTGGATCTGTTTGACCAAGCCTGCTGCAAGTAGGCAGATGCTGATTGGATCCACATCACAGCTTCAGCACCAGCGTCATCAACATGCCGATGATGGCTGCGCAGCTGCCGATCAGGATCTGTTCAATGCGTTTGAGTCGAGCGTTGATACTGTCGTAGCGGAACTCGCACACCTGTTCGTGCGTATCCAGTCGAGCTTCTGTTGGTGTCATGCTGGCCATCCTTGTGCAGTTACCACAGCGATCAGAGCTGGCACATCAGAGCAAGCAGCAATGGCTGCCGTCAGTCGTGTGCATTCTGTAATCACAGCGGCACGATAGGTGGCTGTGTCAGCAGGCACATCAATGCTGCGCTCAACTTTGCGGATCACCATCCAGTCAGACTGAGCCAGCAACTTGTTGGCTGTGTCTTTGACTGTTGCTGTCCACTGTGACTTCAGTCCTGTTTGCACATATGCGTCACCTTCTTCTGGCGTGACAGTAAGGTCATTCAGTTGCTTGGGATTATCTACACCCCAATAGAAGCGATCATCGTATGTGACTTGAGTGTCTTCGATCTCTGTGATGCCAACAGCATTCTTTTCCTCAATAGAGGTTAAGCGCAACCAGTTGGCAGGGTATGACGTTCCATCAATGGTGAATGGTGTGTCAAGTGGTAATGGGTTGCCGTTGAGTAAGAACATGAGTTACCTCGCTAAAGAATTCTTGAATGGGTTTTCAGCAAATGCGGCGTAAATGTATGTGCCACCGCTGGCGTTCATTCCAGCCCATGTGCCACGAATTTTGATGCCGTTGGAAACGCCATCTAACTGTATGGATGAACCAGACGCTTCTGCTCCAGATGTGTTTGGAATAAGATATTTAATTTCCATGTTGTATGTGTCTCTAGACGTATCCAAAATAATCCAATCACCCGTGCCGTCCGTTCGTTTAATCATTACCCAACGTGGTCTAAACCCTGTGTACACAAAAGGCCCATCAGCACTTCCATTGCCTGTGTAGCTACCAAATGCTGAATATCCTGCTACTGCGGCAAAGCAGTAGGCGACCATTGTTCCAGCACCCCAAGCAGTCCCTATACTAAACACACTTGATGTTGCGGCAGTATTGTTCCAAAGGTTTGCAATGTTTGCGGCGGCGGCGGTGCTATTTAACGAAAGACCAAAATCATTACCACCAGTAAGCAATGAACTATTGACGTACCAACTATTTACTACGTTTCTTTGCTTAACAAAAATCATTCTTGGAGCAACACCAAGTCCATGACCAACAGTAGAAGCAGGGGCGGCTTGAGTCCAAGTCACAATACTAAAGCCAGCAGTGGGATTTGCTCTTACCTGTGCTGAAATAGAACCACTGGTGTTGGTTACTGTTGAGCCGCCAGCATTCCATCCCCACGCAACATATGTCGTGCCACTCAAGTTTCCTTGAAAACCGTCAGCATCAAATGAATACAAATCATTGTCTGCTGCTTCAGCTTCTGTCGTGCTTGAATCAAGACGGTTGAAATTGCCACGAACCGTGTCAAATAATGTGTGACGTCGACCAGCCCAATCTGCCCTGTTCTTAATCCAAATTAGATCAGCGGCGAAACCCATCCCCGTGATAGTTTGGTTTGAACCTGTTGCCGTAAATGGAAGCGCATTCATGTAGCTCGCTCCATTGCTGATAGTTGATGCTGGCAGGTTCTGCGTATTCAGTGCAATAAAGCCTGTGGGTGGTGTGTAACTGAATGGGCGTTGACCGCAATTAAGAAAACCACCATCACCAGTTGCAGAGTCTTTGCGAACAATGAAAGAATAATTGCCAGCGGTTATTCCAGTAAATCCACCTGTTTGTAATGTGCCATTTTTGTAGAACACCAATGTACCTGCATCAACATCGTAAGCAATACCAATAACATCGTTGGTTGTAAACGTAGCAGGTGTACCAGATGAGGATGCCCCCATGCTGGCTGTAATGTACGTTGCGTTCACTCGATAACACGCATACTGATCTACATTTGAATTTGAAGCAGATGGGTTATTTCCAATACCTACTGCTGGGCTTGATGCCCCTTTAGTCATTGTTATTTCTGCATACCATTTTCCAGTAGTAGGAGTCTTAATGGTTGTTTCAATGTTAAAAGGTGCGGAAGCACTTGTAGATACAGAATTTAAATTTCCTTGCGAAAAAGTAACCAACGCTCCAGCAGTTAATGGATTCCAAGTTGGGTAGTTTCCTCTGTCAGAAAAAGGTGTTGGTACATCCAACATAGAGTCATATGTTGTACCAGCAGTGATGCTGACATTGCTTGGACTAAAACCGTTGCCATTGCCAGAGTAGTCTCTACCAATTGTTAAGTTAGTAAGTCCAGAGTTGTCGCTAAAGTTAATTTCAAAACTGTTAGTTCCGTATGTGCCTGTGTATTGTTTAGGTTGCCATACGCCAGTGACAGTATTTGTTTCGCCAAACGCTGATGGTGTTAATGCTTGACCATTGACGCAGTTGATCTCAGCAAGGTAACCATCAAAGTATTGGGACGCAGCACCAGAGCGACCTATGTTGTGCGCATTGGCTGCGCCGATAAATGTGTTTGTATTTTGAGCGCCTGTCGTTTGTAAATCAAACGCAGTTATTTTTACGTTGTTCACATATATAGCAATTCTATTGGTTGAAGTTGCTTGTGTTGTATCAAAAGCAACGACAATGTGATACCAAGCAGATGGGTCACGGTAAACTGGAGTTGTCACCCAATTAAATGTTGTTGTACCGCCAGCCCTGTGTTGTATTTGAATTTTGTTTGAAGCGTCAAAAAGTATGGTGGTGAAATTTGAGGCATCAACATATCCTTCAAATAAAGTCATAAGAGAAGACAAAGAACCACGCTTAACCCATTCACTCCATGTCCATGTTTGTCGATTACTAGCACCTGCAAAAGTTCGATTGAAATACGCAGTTGCACTTGAGCGCAACCGCACACTGCGGCTAATTTGAAAGCTACTTGGTCGAGTAAAAAGTTCTTTGGTTGCTGTCAACATTATTGGAACGCCTGTGCTGAAGTGCCATACCAGTTTGTGCCATCACTGAAGAATGTAAAGATATCCCATCTGCTTGCAAATAGTGTCAATGGAGGTGCAGTGTTGTTAGGCCATTTAACGCCTGTAAATGTTCCTGTATTGAAACCAGAACCAGTGCTGACAATGAGGACAAATGATTTGCCAGCAGTTGCTGTTGGCATGGTGAATGTGCAGTTGCCAGTCATGGTGACGGTTTGCACAGTACCATTGGTCAGATCAAGAGTCTTTGATGTGCCTGAGTTGCCAATTGCAACAACGCCTTCTGTGTAGTTGTTCACAGTTGGGTTGGTAAATGTCTTAGACTCCAATGTCTGCTCATCTGATGTGCCAACAACAGTGCCACTTGGCGCAGTCTTTCCAGCCCATGTGTCTAGATC